TAATCGTGTCTTGGGCAGGTTGTCTAACAATCCCACTAAATTGATTCGCAGCGCTAAGCTCAATCCAATGGAAGCTGATAAATTAAAGAAATCCCTTCGTTTCATTAATAAATATCCTTACCAATTCGAAATCGTGGATATTCCTCGCGGCGCTACTATGGAAAGCCTAGAGCTGTTATATGAGGAAGCTAAGGTTTTGTACGATCCCAAGATTGTTGTCATCGATTATCTGGGTTTGATGGACTATGACAACGGAGAGATGGAAGACTGGCTTAAGTTGGGCAAGATCGCCGAGAAGATTCATGAGTTTGCCCGCGTGCATAACTGTACGGTGCTAAGCGCGGTACAGCTTAATCGTACTAAGGGCGCTAAGGAAGAGGATAAGATTGGTTTGCATCGCATCGGTCGTTCGGCTCTCATTATGCAGAATGCCAATATTGCTCTTCAGATTGAATCTCGTCCTAATGAAAAGAATCATCCTGATATGTTCTACCACATAATTAAGAATAGAGATGGCGAATTGGGGAAGGGAAGACTAATTAAGAATCTGGCATGCGGCACTTTGATTGACGATAAAGTGGAAGAAGATCCGACTACTTTTGAAATGCGTGATCCGGATGATATTTCAGAAAGGATCGAACTGTTGGATGTATAATTTAGCATACAATAGAGGTCAAAATGCAGGATAATGTTGTGGCAGAAGCTGTTAGAATTGAGTACGAAGAGCAAACAGGAAAATTGTATATTGTCTTCGAAGTTAAAGACGAAAAATATAAGCAAGATATCAAAAAGAATTGGACCAAAGATATAGACTACCGCTTAGTGGATAGGTTTTTAGTTAAGGAAAATCAATGAAAAGTGCTTATAATCTATCAGCCAATGGAGGCTTACCCCAACTCAAAAAGAAGCTTCTCAAATCGCTCAAAAAGGGCAAAAGTTATAAATTGAGAAGCGCTTATCAACCCGGAAGGATTCCATCCCATGCCTACCTATGAATTCCAATGTCAAGAATGCAAACATGAATGGGAAGATTTCATGTCCATTAAGGCTCCTGATCCAGAAGAATGTCCAAGCTGCAAAGTTAAAGGAAAGACTCTTCGTTTGATCAGTGGTGGTTCTGGTAAGGGCACCGTAGAGTTATATGGTCGGGAACTGATCGACAAGCTGAAGGGTGATGCCAAGAAGATTCAACAAGATGCTTCTCAAAAGGAAAAGGTCTACGCTAATCTGTTAGGTGAAAGTAATTATCAAGCCCTACAAACCAGAATAGATAGTCAGAAAAAAGAAGGAAAAGTCAGACGTCGATGAAACATGAGTTTCTTACTGCTAATTTGAACATTAGACTAACTGTTGCATATCAAACCGTTAAAGATTTGACAGTGGAACTAGATGGTATTGAGGCAGATACGAAAACCCCAGCAATAGAAAGACTTTCTCAAATAAAAAAGATTAGGGCAAAATTAGATAAAGTTGGGGCAGAAATTGACAATATAAAGAAGAGCATTAAGTTGTTAGTTGAGCATTCGATTAATTGAGGCAGTTGTGAAGAAAATATGTCGAAAATGTGGAGATGAAAAAGATGTGGATAAATTCTATTTCATTACTAAATCACAAAAATATCGAAATACCTGCCTCGTCTGTGAAAAAGAGTATCAGCGAAAATACTATGTAGAAAATATAGATGAACTATCCGTCAAGAAAAGAACATACAATCACGAAAATTCACAATTCCTATCTGTCAAGCAAAAGGAATATTACGATAAAAATAAGGTAGAGATAGCAGAGTATCAAAAAGAATACTATTTGGAAAACAAGCAAGATATAGTTGAAAGACAGAAAGAATATCATAGGGAAAATAAAGATACTCGTAATACTTATGCCAAATTACATTATCAGGAAAATCGAGAAACTATTCTGGAAACTCAAAAACAGTATCAGCAGGAAAATCGAAAAGCCAAAACAGATTATCATAACGAATATGACAGAAAAAGACGAAAAACGGACCCCGCTTATAGACTAAGAAAAAATGTTTCTATAGCAGTCTATGTTGGACTGAAAACTGAAGGTTTTTCTAAAAAGGGTGAGTCAATACTTAAGTACCTCCCTTATTCAATAGATGAATTAAAGAAGCATTTAGAAAAACAATTTGAGTCCTGGATGAATTGGGATAATCAGGGTATTCATAACGCCAAAATTTATGATGAAGCAAACCCTAAAACTTGGACGTGGAATATAGATCATATAATTCCACAGTCAAAATTACCTTATACATCGATGGAAGATGATAATTTTAAGAAGTGCTGGGCTCTGGAGAATCTTCGACCAATCTTATCCAAGACTAATCTAGAAAAGGGTAATAAATAATGCCAACCTATCTTTATGAATGCCCGATTCACGGAGAATTTGAATATCAACATTCGATTAACGAAGAGCTAGAATACTGCCCACATTGTGAAGAAAAGGGAGAGTTAGACACTGGAGAGCGACATACCTTTCAAAAGGTCAAGAGACTTATTGCTGGTGGCACAAATTTTATTTTGACCGGTTCCGGCTGGGCCAAGGATAGTTATTCAAAATGAAAATTTGTAGGATATGTGGTGAAGGGAAATCAGAAATTGATTTCCCTTTCAGAGATAAAAAGAAGGGAATTCGTCGTACCGAGTGTAGCACTTGTATATCATTGTATAATAAACAATACAGAAAAGAAAATGAAAATTACATAACGCAACGAAGAAAAAAATTTTATGAGGATAACAAAGACCGATTATTAGATGAAGCAAAAAGGTATCAACAAAATAACAAAAAAAGTATTTCACAGTCTAAAAAAGACTATTATTCCGCCAATAAAGAAAAATCAAGGATTTATCAACAACAAAATCGTAAGCGTTTGAATGATTATATGGTGATACGACGAAAAAATGATCCACTCGTCAGGCTACGAGAAAATGTTTCAGCTTCAGTGTATAGATTAATTAAGAGTGTTGGATATTCTAAATCTGAAAAATCAGTAATTAATTTTCTTCCTTATTCGTTTCAAGAATTAAAAGAACATATAGAAAAACAATTCGAACCCTGGATGACCTGGGAGAATTATGGTAGATACGATATAAACATTTGGGATGATAACGATCCAACCACCTGGACTTGGCAGATTGATCATATCATCCCTCAAACTCAATTACCCTATGTTTCTATGAAGGATGATAATTTTCAGAAATGTTGGGCACTCCCTAATCTTCGTCCATATTCTGCTAAAATGAATATTAAGGATGGAAATAGACGATAATATGACCAAAAAGAGCGATAAACAAGGTATTGACAAGTATAAATTAGAGCAGATTGTACAGCTGCTTAAATTCGCTCTTTCTTTGGAAGATCATGAGATTATCAAATCGACAGTTGAATCGGTCGTCGAAATTTTGGATGAGGAAATCAGTAAGTATCAATAATGGAGTATTAAATTACTTTCGACTGAGCTGGATAGTTTTAAGTGAGAAGAGAAATATGCTAACCGAACAAGAAGCAAACGAATTGATGAATAAATGGATCGATCTTAGAGATCGACTCAAGACATCTGAGGATCCAAAACTCACCAGAGAATTCGACAAACATAACAGATTGTGCGTAGAAAAATTTCGCTATTTGGTGACCATGAAAACTGGTCGTTATAAGGCTTTCAGCAATTACGAAGATTTAAACCAAGAAGGACATGAAGCCCTCATTAAGGCTATGAAGACCTTCAAACCTAACAAAGGCTCTTTCTTTGCGTGGGCACATAACTATATTGGTACTCGTATTTCGCGCAGTGCTAATTTGCATACCACCATTAGATTTCCTTTGAAGGTAGCAAAAGCAAATACCCCTCACAAAGAGTCGGTAATGCCTTTGCTGATCGAGGAGCGTTATTGTCCTGATAAAGAGCTTGAGGAATCTCAAGTGAATCATGCGGTGCAGGATGCCCTCTCTATTCTCTCTAATGAACAGAAAGAGATAATCAGTTTGGCGTACGGTTTCGATGGTGATAAACCGATGTCAATTAATAAGATATGCAAGAAGTTAGGCATATCCCGATTGAGCTGTATCAAAACGATCGACAGCGCTCTTTCTATGATGAAAGAGAACATTAAAATATAAGTGTCTGATCAAAAATAATGATTGGATTTTAACTTAATTCTCTTAAGGTGGATTATGACAGGATATCTTTATGCTCAGGTTTATGAAGCGTCAATTGAATACTTTGGTGGTGATGAGTTCGCAGCGAAAGTATTTGTTGATAAATATGCTTTACAGACACCACAGGGTGAATATCTAGAGCTGACGCCAGCTGACATGCATCGTCGTTTGGCAAAAGAGTTTGCGCGTATTGAAAATAAATACCCAAACCCAGTCTCTGAAGAAGTCATTTTTTCTCTGTTAGATCATTTTCGATTCGTCGTTCCACAAGGCAGCCCTATGTCTGCCATCGGAAACCCTTATCAACTACAGAGCCTCTCTAATTGTTTCGTCGTCCAAGGCGTCAATTCTAGTAAACTTGATTCCTATGGCGGTATCATGTTGGCTGATCAAGAGATCGCCCAAATCATGAAGCGACGTGGAGGCGTAGGTCTCGATATCTCTGGTATCCGTCCTAAAGATGTAATCACTAACAATGCCGCCAAAACCACTGACGGCATTGGCGTTTTTATGGAACGCTTTTCTAATACCTGTCGTGAGGTGGCACAGAATGGGAGGCGCGGCGCGTTGATGATCACTATTTCCATTAATCATCCCGAAATTGAAACCTTCATCAAGATTAAGCGCGATACCAAGAAAGTAACGGGCGCTAACATTTCCATTCGTTTCAATGATGAGTTTATGCGGGCAGTGAAGGGTAATGAAGAGTACACTCTTCGTTGGCCAGTAGAAGCCCCTTTAGAAGAAGCTAGGGTAACCAAGAAAGTTAGCGCTAGGGAGATTTGGGATCAGGTGATTGATTCTGCTTGGGCTTCTGCCGAGCCAGGTTTGCTCTTTTGGGATACTGTCAAACGCAACACACCATCCGATCTGTATGCTGCTTTTGGTCATAATTCTATCTGTACTAATCCCTGTGGGGAAATTGTATTACCCGCCTATGATGCCTGCCGTCTTTTGGTCTTGAACCTATCTTCTTACGTCAAGAATTCCTTTACCAAGGAAGCCGCCTTCGATTTTAAGAAATTCAACCAGCACACCCAGGTGGCGCAGCGCCTGATGGATGATATTATTGATTTAGAAATTGAATGTGTGGACAGAATTATCGCCAAGGTCAAGGCGGACCCCGAGCCTCCGGAAGCTAAACAGACCGAACAAAACCTATGGAAAAAGATCCGAGAAATGAACATCAGCGGTCGTCGTACAGGACTGGGTATTACAGCTTTAGGCGACACTTTAGCTATGTTAGGTATCAAGTATGGTTCTAAGGAATCCATCGAAGTAACTCGTAAGATTTATCGTGCTCTAGCTGTTGCTGCCCACACCTCTTCGTGCATTATGGCAAAGGAAAGAGGAGCCTTCCCTATTTTTGATTATCAGTTGGAAAAGGATCACGAGTACCTTGGTAGCATTTTTCAGGACTGCTCACCAGCCGTACGGAAGATGTGGAAGACATCAGGTCGTCGTAACATTGCTTTAACCACTACCGCTCCAACCGGATCGGTGTCTTCACAAACTCAAACTACATCCGGTATTGAACCAGTTTATTCTTTGTCTTACATGCGCCGCAAGAAGCATAACCCTTCTGATAAAAATGCACGTGTAGATTTTGTAGACGCCATGGGTGATTCCTGGCAAGAGTTTACTGTCTACCATCATGGTGTACAGAAGTGGATGGACGCTACCGGGGAGACGGATATTACTAAGTCCCCGTACCATGGTGCTACCTCTAACGACATCGACTGGGTAGCTTCAGTAGATCTACAAGCTGCGGCTCAAGAATCTATTGACCATAGCATTAGCAAGACTTGTAATCTTCCAGAAAATATCAGTAGAGATATTGTCTCTCAAGTTTACATGCGTGCTTGGGAAAAGGGTTGCAAGGGCTTTACTGTCTATCGTGATAAGTGCCGTGATGGTGTGCTCATTCAGAAGGATACGTCCAAGCCCAAGGCGGACGGTCGTCCAGGAGAGATTGAAGCTTCCATGGCACCCAAGCGTCCTATTGAATTACCTTGCGATATTAGGAAGGCAAAAATTCAAGGCGAACAATGGACTATCTTTGTGGGTTTGTTTAACGGTAAACCGTATGAAATCTTTGGTGGACTATCTAAATATGTAGATATTCCTAATAAATATAAGATGGGCAAAATTGTCAAGAACGGTAAGGTGGACGATATTACTACATACAACTTAGTTCTTGGTGAAGGTGATGATCAAATGATAATCAAAGACATTGCTAATGTTTTTGAGAATGGTAATTTTGGTGCGTTCACTAGAACTATCTCGCTGGCTATGAGACACGGTACTCCGGTTCAATATGTAGTAGAACAACTACAGAAGGACAAACACTCTGATATTACTTCTTTTTCTAAGGTGGTAGCACGTGTGTTAAAAAACTATATTGTGGATGGTACTAAATCTACAGCGGAAAGAAAGTGTCCATCTTGTAATAAAGAGAATTCCTTTGCTTATCAAGAAAAGTGTTTAACGTGTACTAATTGTGGATGGAGTAAATGCTAAGTATCAATAGACTAGCATTTGTTATGAGATGAAAGGCACAATACTTCTCAATCATTCTGATAATACCCACCTGGTGGAAGACGAGGAGAAAGCTCGATTCCTTCGTGGCTTGCTGGAACAAATGTTCGAGGAAGTTCCTGAAGTCATGACCAAAATTGCAGAAATTTGGTCAGAAGACGGCACCCTATCACCAGAGCAAAAAATAAAAATGAGACAATTTATGAACATCTATGGCATCCAAGTCATCGATGATCTGGATGGTCACATGAAAATATACTTGGATGGTCAAGTAGTGGGTGAATGGTTTAAGTGCAAATATAAACTGAAGCGAGATTTATCACAAATCGATCGTAGAAGACAGTTCTATTTGGAGATGGAAGTAAATTGTTGGAGCGTATTCGAATCCACTGAAGAGACACAAGAGACATAATGAACACAAAATACATTTTGGATACATCGACTTTGGTTTATGATCCATGTGCTTACAAGCAGTTCCCGGATAGTACTGTAATTTTACCCATCACTGTTCTGAATGAATTAGATAAGTTAAAGAAAGGTTCATCAGAAGCTGCTCGTAATGCTAGGGTAGCGATTAGATTGCTCGATGAAATTTGTGAGCGCGGCGATATTAGTACAGGTATCCTACTTGAAGATAACGTCATGTTGAAAGTAGATGTTAATTATATTGATCTTGGTGATATTGACTTTCGCACCTTCGGTGATCCCACTTACGGTGACACGCAAATTCTAGCCTGTGCTTATTCCAATTGGTTAAATGACCATGAAACAGTGTTGGTCAGCAATGATATTAACCTACGTGTCAAAGCTAAATCTCGCGGTATGGATGCCGAAGCTCACGAGGGCACCAGATTCTCGTTGACTGATTTGTACTCTGGTAGTCAAGTGATTCGCGATGAAGAGGCTGGTTTAGATTTGCAACAGCAAGGATTTATTGATCCTCGTTGCTATGGTCTTAAGCTTAACCCACACGAATGTGTTTTGTTTGAATCTGACAATGGTGACGGTATCGCCATAGGTCGTCAGGTGGCTCCTGATAAACTCAAAATAATCAAGAAACATTATCCGTGGAATATTGCTGCGCGTAACAAGGAACAATCTTTTGCTATCGATCTAATTATGGATCCTGCTGTAAACTTGGTGACCCTCATCGGTCGCGCCGGTACTGGTAAAAGCTTAATCGTTTTAGCCACGGCTCTTGAATTAGTCCTTAATAAGAGAGAATATGACAAATTCATTATCTATCGTCCAGTTCAACCTGTTGGGAACGATATCGGTTTCTTGCCCGGTACTATGGAAGAGAAGTTGGCTCCTTGGTTCCAGGCTATTATGGACAATTTCGAAATGCTTTTCCACTCAAAAAACGGTGGTGACTGGAGAAGAGAATTAGAAATGTATCAGAAGAAGGGTAGAATTGAAATGGAGGCTATTACCTACATTCGTGGTCGTAGCATTCCTAATGCTATTATTCTAATTGATGAGTGTCAAAACCTCAGTAAAGAAGATGTAAAAACTATCCTCACTCGTGCGGGTGAGAATACAAAAATCATCTTAACTGGTGATATAGAGCAAATTGACAATTCGGTGTTGGATGCTACCAGCAACGGACTGACCCATGTTATTGAGAAATTTAAAGACTCGGATATGGCTGGGCATATTACCTTTATCCAGGGTGAGCGTAGCAAGCTTGCCTCCCGAGCTGCCGAGATTTTGTAAGGAGTCCTGATGAGTAAAGAAAAGAAAGTTGTTCAAGCTGAAGCTACCCCTAGTGCTCCAGCACAAACCCCCGTTCCTCCGGCACCAGCTCTTGGTTCGGAAAGACTTTCCGAAGTGGATAAGTTGAGTTTGGATTTGGCTCGAACCAAGCGTCAAACCGCTTTAGCTGAAGCTAAAACCGCTCTAGCCAATAACGAAAATGCGGAACTAACTTATAAGTATTTGATACTACAATTATATATGAAGTATGGATTAACAGCGCAAGACGCAATTTCAGAAGCCGGTGATATCATTCGTGGGGGCGCTATTCCACAACCTCCTCACAAGGAATGATGATGGATTTGCAAGAACTATTAGATTTGATTGCTATTCGCAGCTATGTGGTCAATGCGGTCGCTAACCCTATTTTTGATAGAACAATTGTCAGAGACTTAGACGGTATTCTGATCCTTTTGGATAAGAAAATTGCCAGCATTCTAACTGGCAAGGACTTTAAAGAGTATATCGGTTACGCTAACGTCAGAAAAGCGATTGAAGACGTTGTTCGTGTCACCAACATCAAATCTGGTATTAAAAAATAATTTCTCGTAAAGGTAAGTTGCATGAGAACTGACAGAAAAAACCCTTTTGCTTCCAACATGCTTGTGTCTTTGAAAGACGATAAGTGGCTTAATTATCAACGTATAGCAGGACGCATTGCCTCTGATGCGTTAATTGCTTTGGAGCAAGAAGTCGAAAAAAGAACTCAACTGTCGTTAATTGATCTCAACGCTTATGCAGAAGAGATTATTACTAAGGCGGGCGGCATTCCCACTTTCAAAGGATATGGTAAACCGCCCTTTCCTGCCGGAGTTTGTATTTCTGTGGGAAAAAAGTTAGTACACGGCATTCCTACCGGTTATCGCTTGCAGGAAGGAGATGTTGTCAGTTTTGATTTAGGCGTTACTATTGAAGGCGCTATTGCGGATACGGCTATTACCTGTATTTATGGTCAGGCCAAATCGGAGCAACACGTTAAATTAGTGCGGGCTACAGAAGAGGCTTTAACACAAGGCATCCGAGCTATCCAAGTAGGTAAACGATTGGGATGTATTGGTGAAGCTATTTATAAATCTGCTAGAAATAGCAATTTCTCGGTCATTAATAACTATGGTGGACATGGTCTTTCATGGAATACTCCGCACGATAGTCCATTTGTGGCAAATAAGTCAACAAGTAGCGAGGGTATAAGAATACAAAATAATTTGACTCTTGCTATAGAGCCTATGCTGACAACCGGATCGGTCAAAACTTGGACAGACAAAGATGGTTGGACGGTATGGTGCGAGGCAGAAATGTCCTCGCATTTTGAACATACCATATACGTTCATGAAGATTGTGTAGAAATTATCACGGATAGGAGTAGGTTATGAAAAAATTGTTTGGTTATACTTGGGTAGGATGGTTGAACATCATCGTTTTGCAATGGTTATTCGTTCGACTTTACTATGCAGAGAGTGATAGTGGTAGCGTTGAAAATTATGGCATCATTTTTCCGATTGTTCCTTTGACCGGCTGGTGGAGTGATTATCTCCCGTTATCCAAGTACTGGAATATAAAATTATGAAGATTACTTTTGAGGACAAGAGTTACGTGGATTGCTATAAATCAGATTCTCCAGGTAAAATAGTGCTAGTTATTTCTGCTAAAGACGGTTCAGATCCGTTAAAAAAAATTACCAACGCAGTAGAATTAACTATTGACGAGTTCAAGAAGCTTATTTCCAATGTTCAGGTGTAAAATGAAAGTGTATTTTGTGGGAAGTCATTCGGTTGGTAAAACGACTTTGGCACGCCATGTTTCGGAAACTTACAATTTGCCCATGATTACCGAGGTGGCCCGTATGGTTCTATCGGAAAAAGAATTACACCTCGATTCACTTCGCCACGATATCAAATTAGTGAACGACTATCAGACACAAATTTTCTATCGACAACTTAAAGAAGAGGAAAAGGAAGAAAAATTTGTTTCCGATAGGAGTTTTGATTGTCTCGCTTATGCTGCCCAACATACCTATATTCTACCCGATCTACTATATTCTCCCGATTTAACTACCTATCTAGAAAAGCTCCGAGAGCCAGACACCTTTATCTTTTTCGTTCGACCCAGTAAAGCTACCCTCAGATCTGATGGCGTTAGGGAGCAAATTAGCTGGGACGGTATTATCGCTATCGATGCCTATATCAAGTTTATGCTCCAGATGTGGCAATTAAGGCATTTTCAAATTAATATGGACAATATGCAAGAGAGAGTACAAATGATTAATGCCGTCCTATCTTTAAAGAAGTAATGCTACTAATTTGATATTCTCTTGAGAATAACTCAAGAGGATACATGGGTAGCATTTTAGTTCCGGGATATTTGCGTTGGGACGGTTTCAAGTACGTGCTTGATCCAAACATAACGCATGCAATGTCTTTTAATAGCTCTTTCTATGTATATTTTGATGGTTTTAAGTTTATAAAGATTAGCGTATGATCATATACTAACATTTTTGCATAGTCTTTGACTCTATTTGTGTCGGAGATTTATGAGCAACTATCCTAATAGTATAGATGATTCTACTACATTGCCGCCTGCTTCGGGTGATGACGCCGTGTCAGTTAATGCTGCGATAGGTGCCATAGAAGCTATAGAAAATGAGTTAGGGCTAGTTCCGTCAGGAGTATATGCTGATGTCAGAACTCGATTAGATATTTTAGAAGCTCGTATCAATAACCCTTTTGCTCCCGCGCCCGACGTACTTAATCCTTTTTTTATAGGAAATACCGGCGTTACCGTCCAGGCGGGATTTGGAGATCCCAATCTTGCTTTGGCTATTCCACCTCCTAAGACTGGATCTTTATTTCTTCGCGAGGATGGCTATCAAAATGTCTATGTATTTAGACCAGATGGATATTGGCACGATATTGATTCCGCTAGTTTTGCTGCCCCCATCATAGTAACCACTAAAATAATCACTGGCAATTACGTATTCGATACCCCACTTCCTGACTATGTAATTTTTTGCAACGGCACCGCCCCAATCATCATTAACTTACCATCAGCAACAACGGGAAGACAAATTATTATTAAAGATATTTCGGGAAACGCCGCCGCTAATCCTATCACCCTATCCCCCGTAGCCGGTGCCACAATTGATGGAAGTTCTTCATTTGTCATACAGTCTAATAGAGCATCTCTAACGCTGACTGCCGCCAGTAATTCTAATTGGTACATCCTGTAATGTGATGGGTAATAAATGTGCATTTATTCTGTGAGGACTAGATGACACAACAGTATTATATGCGAGGTTACAACACTGCTGCTCCTGGGACGGTGGGATATGTGGACTGGGTAGTTAATGACGCCCCCGACTCCACCGCAGCATTTGTGCCTTCTCCTTATAATCCGTCACATATTTCTAATATCGTCGTCAACAGGGTTGTTACTTCCAAAGTTAATAATTTTTTTAACCCTACTATTTTACCTTCCTTCGTATCGCCCAATTATACTAACCCGGTCGATGGATATTTTTTACATCTAAACAGTTATGATTGGTTGAATCCAATTCCTCCCAATTTAACTCAAACATTACCTCCGCCATCTCAACCTATTGGTTTAGCGGTGGTGCGAGGCACCAGTGACGGCACCCATCTTAATCCATATTCTGCTTTATTTTGGAGCGAAGGATCTCAATCCTGGTCATTTGCTCAAATAAATGCTAACGGCACTATAGGCTCTTCTCAGACCATATCTATGGGATCCTTAATAATTGATGGTTATTTGGGTGTACAGCCGACCAATTCATCGCCAGCTATTTTTTCTTCCACTGGTTTGATTAGAATAGCTAATAATCAATCTGATGCAACTGGTAATACCGGAGCCATTAAATCTCGTAACCACACCAGTTCCGGTGATATTAGTATAGCTTTTACTGATAATGTCGATAACGTGGTCATAGGTGATGCTACTCATAATGTAATTATTGGTGGTACCGCTGCCAATACTATTGGTTTTCCCGCTACTAGCCTGACCACCGTAGCAGGTAATTTATTGGTGTTAGGCACTTCTACTACCGTAGAAAGTACTGTCATAGATATAGTAGGTCGAGTTATCCACGCCAATTGGAGCGTGGTCCCTAATGTGGCACCACCCACTCAAGTAGTGGGTTATACCGTTCACCGTGGGGCAGGTGCTACCAATCAAAATGATGGTGCCGCTATTATTTGGACCGAGGGCACACAAACGGTCACCGGCTCTGACGGTTATTGGAGATTCGTTACCTTACCGCAAGATAATGATGGATATACTATTACTTCTAGCCCCAATATCCTTAATATTATGGCAGCGGGTCTTTCTGTGGCAGCCACACCCAATCCGGTCAGTACTACTTTGCCAGCAGTGGGCGGTCTTAGAACACAAACTAATACAACTGCCGTTTCTGCCAGAAATGCTGCGGGCACCTCTGATCACCTATTATTGGGCACGGATAATGCCGATCACATCACCCTAGGGGCTACCTCCTCTCCTCATAATGCAGGATTTATTTTTAATACTACCACGGGCAGCATATACGATTTCTGGGTCAATTCAGCTTCTCAAGTACAAATTGGAGCTAATGCTATCACCTTTACCGGTACCGATACTTCGCCAACTTTATCACAAGCTTTAGTATCTACTGCCTCTGCCACCGGACAAACCCTTACTATTCAATCCCAAAATGCTACTGGCACCACCTCTATCGGTGGCAATCTCAATTTGACATCAGGAACCGGAACTTCTGTTGATGGATATGTTAATTTACAATTTGGTGGTACCACAGTCCTCACCGTATCATCAACTACCTTAGTCACTATGAGCGGCACTACTTTCCAGTTCACTTCAGGCGTGGTTGCCCCCACCATCAATCAAGCTACCACCGGTAGCGCTAGCGGACAAGCACTCACCCTACAAGCACAAAATGCTGCTACCACGGGTGGTGGTTTAACTCTTACTTCTGGTACCGGAAGCAGTTCTGCCAATGCAGGTATTGTTAATATTCAAACGGGCACAGCTACTAGAGTATCTGTTAATCCAACATTTACTTCATTTAGTGATACGACAGAAGCATTACGCGTTACTCCGGTATCTGCTGGTACTACACAAATTACTTATGCTGCGACCGTGACTGCCGCCTCTATCAATCAAACCACTACGGGTAGTGCCACCGGTGCCAATATGACATTACAGGCACAAAATGCCGCAACAACTGGTGGTAATACTGTCATTACTTCTGGTACGGGTACTACTGCTGGTAATGTGCAATTGCAAACTGGAACAGTAGATCGTATAATTGTACATCCAACCTTTACTGAATATCGAGATTCTGCTGAAGCCTATCGTGTTACTCCGGTGTCTGCCGGAACGACTACCCTACAAGCAGCCAGCACGGTCACTGCCGTCATCTATAAACAAGCTGACTTAACCACCAATAGTGGAGTCGGTGCCGCCACCACAGTGCAAGCACAAAATGAAACGGGCACCACCTCTACAGGCGGTAATTTAGTTCTTACTTCTGGTACTGGCACTTCCACTAACGGAACCGTTAATCTGCAGGTAGGTGGTGTGACTACTGCCTCGCTGGTAACTAACAAGTTTGTTACCAATAAGGGTCGTCGTCGAAATGTCACCCCAATTACAGCCAATTATCCTGTAGTAACTTCCGATGATATTATTGCAGTTGGAACCTTATCAGCAGGCATTACGGTCACCCTGCCCTCTTCCCCCACAACTGGCGACTCTTATGATATCAAAGATACAGTAGGGGGTGCTGCTACCAATAGTATCACAGTATCGGGTAATGGAAATAATATTGATGGAGCGGCTAATTTTACCATAAATACCAATTACGGTTCTGTAACCGTTGTATTCACGGGTACTGTCTGGAGTATTTTGTAATTCGGAAACAGCTGATATATAGTATTTCGGAGGTCAGAAATGACAAACGAAATACCTGAGCAAATATGGTCGTTGTATCGAATTATAAACAAAATCAACGGAAAAATCTATATCGGTCAAGCTGCCGAAGTATCCAAGCGCTGGTATGATCATCGCAGAGCAGTTAAACTAAATAAACCAACTCAAATCGTTCACCGTGCCATGATAAAATATGGTTTAGATAACTTTGAATTCGAAGTTATAGCGTCCTGTAAAACTCAAGAGGATGCTAATGAGACCGAAACAGAATTAGTTAGACAATACGATAGTTTTGTTAAAAATGGCAAAGGATATAATGCTACCTTTGGCGGTATGAATGCCCCAAAAACCGAAGAGTGGAAACAAATAATGCGAGATATTAAGGCAGATCCAATTTTCAAAAATAAAATGTCAACACTTTTAAAACAGTCTTGGAACGAAAGTCCAGAAAGAAAACAACAACTGTCAGAGCACAATAAAAATCTATGGCAAGACACAGAATACAGAAAAAATATGTTGTCCATCACTGAAAAAACTCAATTCAAAAGAGGCAGAATTGTTCCTGAAGAAATAAAAGAAGCTATTTCAAAAGCTAATTCAGGTAAAGTTGCATGGAATAAGAATATTAAAGGAATAATGAAACCAAACAAAACCTCTTTTAAGGTGGGTCAAAATATAGGGGAAAATAACGTAAACAGCAAGTTGAATTGGTCAATTGTGTCTAGTATTAGAAAAGATAGAAATGATGGTTTATCTTACAAACAACTCGCTGATAAATATCAGATAAGTAAATCTGTCATCGCTCAAGTTGTTACGTTTAGAACTTGGAAAGTTAAAAGCTAACTACCAATTATTAGGAATATACGTATGACTTACAAAGAACCCTCTGCCACCGGCTCAGAACCAGGACTAATTACTCTAACGAATGATTTAGGAGGTTCGGCTACCTCTCCGTCAGTAATTACTCTGACGGGATCTGCTGTTAATAAAATAGCAGGATATCCTGGAGCTACCACTACCCGAGGTGCTCTCTGGATGGGCAGCACTAACGTCGCCTCTCCCAGCAACGTCAACTTCACACTTTCCACCGATGCCAGCGCCAATACTTACTTGGGTGCCTTGGGTGCCAGTAACGGCAACTTCTTCTTCTACGCCGCACCGGGTGGCACACTAACCCAGTTGG